GGGCAGTTGTGGTATGCCATCACCCCCGGAACCGAGATTGTAGACGCCAAGCTCCCCTTACCTGATGACTATGTGACCGCATTATTTGTGGCCCGTGACGCTGGCGGTGAACCAATTATCTATGCATCCACCAGAGAAGGACTCTGGGCGCATGATGCCTCGAATGCCCGGTTTGTTAAGACCGAGGTAGAGTTCCCGTTTCACCCGCATGGTGGCAAGGGCAGTAAGCGGTGGCGAGATAGCATATATTTCCCTTCGGGCCTTGGGATGTACAGGTATGTCAATGGCGCGAACCAAGCAGTCGTCACGGTAGTAGGGCCTGACCGTGATGATGGTCTTCCAGAAGATAATCGTGGAACTATTATGATGACCGAGGGTACACACAACGAGCTTCTCGTGGGAGTAGATGCGACAACCGCCCCTGAAGCTACTGGGACTAACGATGTCCCCTACCAGTGGAATACGAGTCACGGTGGGTCACCGGTAATAGAGCCTTCGGTAGGCTATTCCAGCATCCTTGCATACAACGAGCAGGGCTGGCAGGCCAAGTGGGTTGCAGGTACGCAGGGGAGAAAAATCGATGCTATGCATGTCAGCAATGCATACAGCACGGTGAATGAAAATTATCGCTTGTGGTTTGGGTTCAACGACTACGTTTACTATATGAAGTTGCCAGTGGATATCATAAACCCCAGCCGCATTTCTAGTTTCGAGTATGCTGCCAGTGGGATACATGAAACCCCGTGGTTCAATGCAGGACAGTCAGAGGTGGATAAGCTGGCATTGAAGTTAAAGGTTGAAGTCGAGGACGCTTCGTCAACCGAGACTGTGGTTGTGAAGTACGCCACTGACTATACCGAAACGTACACGACGCTCTCCCCCACGATAACATCGTCTGGTATCACCACATTCTCATTTAATGATGACAGTGACAACCCCGTTGGTAAGTCGTTCAGGTCAATCAAGTTTCGATTGGAGCTTGCCCGGACTACTACGACTACCACGCTGAACTATCTCAGAAAGACCCCCGATGTAGTCTCGATGACGCTGGAATGGCGCAAGAAGCTGGAGGCCAAGTGGGGCCATCAGGTGCAGGTAGATATCAACAAGGATTATAAGGGGAAGTCGCCCAAGGGGCTGCGGTCTGCACTGCTATCGGCTATCGAGTCAGAGACGCTGGTCGAGTTCACGTTCAGAGATGACTCAGGTGGTACGCGAAACTATTACGTCGATGTCGTATCAGCCACCGGGTTGGAGTACACCGGCCCCGATGAGCGAGGGGTTAGCACGATTTCACTGGTGGAACCATGATACTTGATGCAGGTACTACGACAGTTGCTACGGCTGGCAGTGAACAGCAGATATCCAACACCACTAACCGGGTGCTATGGATCAAGGCCAAGGCTCTCGCTGCTAATTCAGGGATTGCTTATATCGGAGTATCTGATATCACTGCCACGAATGGGTACGAACTATCAGCCGGTAACGAGGTCGAGATCAACTTCAGAGAACTGGGCGGCTCGGTAGCGTTCAGTACCATCTACGTAGACACTGCCTCGAATGGGGATAAAGTCTGCTGGCTGGTAATACTGGAGGGTTAACTTGCTTGTCATACCCCATACAGACGAGATGATCCGTGATGCTCATAACAAGGCTAAACATCTCGGTGCCCTAAACAATTCCATTCTGGAAGGCGGGGGGAACGCTGCTGGCTATATGGCAGAAATAGCGTTTGCTGCTTATACAGGCGGTGAGATAGTCAGCGACGAACAGTTCGACTACGACATAAAGATACAAGGTCTACGCATAGAAATTAAAGTCAAGAGACGCACGGTTCCACCAAAAGACGATTACGATGTTTCTATTGCCGCCACGAGCAGGCACCAGAAGCCTGACCTGTATGCGTTTTTAAGTCTTCAATTTGACAGATCGGGTTTGGTTGATGGAAAGCGGAGATACGGTGGGTTGGAGAATATCTGGCTGCTTGGATACAAGCGTCCCGAAGACTATTTTCGTGACGCGGAATTGTGGATGCCGGGAGACGTAGACCCACATAACAACTTTGAGACACACAGACAAATGTACAACCTTCCGGTTTATAAGCTGGATAGGCCACCGGAATTCGGTAGGCATTTGCCGTTCTGGTGGGGCTGATGGCTGCACCACAGGGTTGGCCCGGAAGTGAGGCTGCATGGATCGTATACGACACAATAACAAAGCTCGGAAAGGAACCCGCCAAGGACTTCACATACCGCCCCCGAACAGAAGGAGATGATGCGGACTTCATGTTTATTTCTCCGCCCAATCTGGCATTACGAGTACAGGAATCGTTTTACAATCACCATAGTGGAGTGGAAACCAGAGGCACTGACATAATGAAAAAGGCGCAAATGGCAGGGGACGGGGTGACGTTGATAACTCTCGACCATGCTATGCTACAAGACGACCCTGACTGGCTGGTATCAGAGGCGTTACAGTATCGCGACCACTCAATGGAGTAACTCATGGCAATAACAGACATCGTTCTAAGCGGAAAGCTCTATCAGGATGACGGTGATGCCGTGAGCGGTGCCACTGTTGCGCTGCTAGAGACAGGCACAACGACATCGGAGGCGACCACGACCACTGATTCCAACGGTGCGTGGGCATTCACTGAGACTTCACTAGATACCACATATGACATAAAGATCACCAGTGGTACATCAGTGCGCTACATCTTGTGGTCGGACGAGATCACAACCAAGGGTATCGATACTGCATCACTGAAGGTTCGAGGGGTAGAGGGTGCTGCTGCACCTATATACCTATTCGCAGATCAGGCTGATGATGCCGGTGATGGATGGCGCATACAGGCCACTGCATCAGACACGCTGACCATAGGCTCGGACAAGGCCAGTGCTGGCACGATCATCGACTATATAACGATTACCAATGGTGCCAATGCTGCGGCGTCTAGCGTAGCACTGGCAGGTACTGTGACAGTTGGCACGAGTCTTAATCCTGACTCAGCGGATGGAGCCACGATAGGTTCAGCTTCTGCTGAGTGGAGCGATCTTTATCTAGCTGATAGTTCAGTTGTCTATTTTGGTGCAGACCAGGACACCACACTGACCCATACAGACGGCTCTGGCCTCACGTTAAACAGCACTAACAAGATCATGTTCAATGATGCTAGTCAGTTCATACAGGGGGCTAGTGCCACGGTACTGGCTCTTGGTGCAACTGACGAGATCGACCTGACTGCAACCGCAATTGACATTAACGGGACCGCTGATATCTCAGGGACTCTTACGCTGGGTACAGTCGCTGCCGCAGGTAGTGATACTGACAAGTTCTTAGTTCTAGATGGTAGCGGTAACGTGGACTATAGAACTGGTACCCAGGTACTTAGTGATATCGGTGGCGGTGGCATGACATCGTTCCAGTTAGAGGATGATGACGGTACCGAGGTGGCTATATCAGACGCCAAAGAGGTCAAGATAATTGGTAGCGGTGTGACCACCAACTGGACTGATACTGATAACGGTACCGACGGTGATCCATATGATCTAACCATTACGGTAGATGCGGCTCAGACCGGTATCACCTCGATACTAGCTACTGATGTCAAGATAGGTGAGGATGACCAGACAAAGATCGACTTTGAAACGGCAGACGAGATTCATTTCTATGCTGCCAACGCACATGAGATAACGTTGGCTGCTAACGAGTTCTCCCCCAACACCAGTGACGGGATAGCCCTGGGTACGGGGTCAAAGATGTGGTCTGACCTGTTCTTAGCCAGTGGTGGGGTCATCAATTTCAACAATGGAGATGTGACATTAACCCATAGTTCCAATGCACTGACTATAGCAGGTGGTAGTGTGACGGTAGACAGCCTTACGGTTGATAACTTCACGCTGAACGGTACTGAGCTTGACCTCTCGTCTGGTGATTTCACGCTAGACGTAGCAGGAGACACAATCATAGACAGTGACGGTGGTGATCTCATACTGAAGGATGCCACCGTAGAGTATGGCAGGTTCACAAACGCAACACTTAACCCGGATGGTCGTGGCTCATCCGCTGGGTGGCTACAGATGCATAGGTGGATTCGATATATCCAGGTTATCGTGGCTGACCCAAGTACCGCCCTCACTACGGGGGACGGCAAGGCGGTAGTTCATATTCC